TTCGTGATACTAATTATTGAGCAAATATTAATCCTAGTTCTTTAGCCTTATCCTTATCAATAATTGCATGACAAGAACCACAAATAGGAAATAACGGGTTTCGTAATGCTCCACATGCAACACAACGAATCATTTCAAGCGATTGAAAATCAGCCATCCAATCTTTGTTATTTAAATTTAATTCTTTCGCGGAGTTACGCATATCATCTGAAATAGTAAGTGGACTACCATTACTCCTAGCCCATAATCCATCTGCTAATTTAACTAATGCTTCATACCATCGCTTTTGATTCGCGGCCGCTTTATCCATTACATGTCGATATTCATCCTTAATATTCTTTACTGTATGTTCGCCAGGAACATAAAATAAACCTGGCATAGCAGTAGACATGTCGCAGGCTAATAAACCATTACAATAGTCTTTAACTACAGAATCAGCAACATGAATTGATGAAGTAGGAATTTCAAGTATTGGCTGCTGTTCATCAATTTCTTTCCACCAACTTGATGGTCCAACTACTAATATAGCTGGATTAAGATAAGTGCCTGCTGGAATTTCAAAATATCCTGGTTGAATAGTATGTTTAGTTTCCTTAATTTCTTTTGGATAAATAGATACTATAGTTGATTTATCTAATGGATTAACAGGTGCTCTTACTGTATTACGTCGATAATCAGCTAATTGTGCAAAACTCATTATCTTATCTCCATATATGGACTGTAGACCAAACAGTCTAATTCATTTTACTTGGTCCTGTATAACCTACACCTTCACCATGAACAATCGCGCCACCTAAACCAGATTCATCTCCATATAATTCTTCCTGAATTTTATCAACTTCTTGTCTTTTCAATTCAAGAGCATTTTCAGCATCTAATTCTGGATCTTTATATTTTGCCATTCCAGCTTTACCCATCGCGGCATAAACTGTATCTATAACTAGCTTTGCACCACGCAAAACTGGAGGAAGTGCATTACCAAATCTATCTTCAAACACCCAAATAGGTTCATATGATAATTTAGATGTAGGTAATTCTCTTTCATTTATTTCAGGAACAACTACTAATCTTTCTAAAACATATTTACATTGAATCCATTGTCTATACTTAGGAACTTCTCTTACTTCAGTTACTTCACGTAAAAATATGCCACCACGACTATAATCTTCATAAGTTCCTAATCTTTTTTCAAACTGATCTTCACTGAATACAATACGCCAGATTGACAGACCAGTAATAGTATCAATTCCAAATAAATCAATTAATTGTTGATTAATTGACTCAATTGACTCTGTAAGTTCCATATAAAATAATGCGTTTATAGTATGCGCATCCCACTAATTTATTACACTACAGCTTCAACCCACCAAAAATTACTTGATGGATCATAGTGTAATGTAATTGGTCTGTTTTGAATTGGCTGATAAGCTGTTTTAATTGGATTAACAGCACCATTTGTTAGAAACGCGCCTGGAGCTGCATCTGTAAAGCAAAGAACTACAGAACAGTATCCAGTTGTAGGAGGAGTAATATTTGCAACCTGAACTTGAGCTGTTACAAATGTTAACCTCGTTGTTGGAACAAGAGTAGTAGCAGAAGCTACAGTCACAGGTAATGGCTGTTTATCCGATTGAACTACTCCGAAGTTTTGATTAAGAAGGTCTGACATAGTATATCTCCTCCTTAATAGCCAGCAGGCACTGACAAATTGTCAATGTATGCTGTTGCGGCTGGGTTATTAACAAATACCTGCATACCATTCACCATATAGAAGATGTCGGCAGCAGCTACACCACCAGAAGAACTACGAATTTCAAAAATTCTACGACCATCAGTTGTATAGAATCCAATGGGTAAAATTTCTCCACGTCCCCAGACTTCATCTGTTACAAAGTCAATTCTGGTTTTATCCCAATTGAAAGATGGTTTGTCAGGCGCACCTGCAAACTGCATTCTATCAAAATACATATCCAGACCTTCTTCTTTAGCCTGTTTTTGTATCATGATTACAGCTTGACCAATATCTTCATAAGCCTGTTTTTGTGCTGGATGTAACCATGCTTTAGGCTTAAAAGTATTGTCAAGACCTACTCTATTACCCATCTTATTAATTGCAAGACGAGGTAATGGAAGACTTAATGAACTACCACCACCATTAACACGATTAGATCGAATTTCAGGAGTGGCTGCTCGTGAAAAACCTAACCATGTTCCTGTAGATGCATTACTATGATGATATGGCACACCAAATAACGCAGGAAGTGACAGAGGAGAACTGATACCATCTGTTACTAATCTATCAGTAGCAATAGCACCAGCAACCGCAGGAGTTACATCAATTGTCTTATTTTCAACATCCCACAGCGTAATTGTTCCCTTACCACGTAATACAGTAAGAGCAGCATTATAAACTTGAACGACTTGGCCAAATCTCATTAAACGTGCGCCAAATCCATCAGTTCCTAATGTATATGTGTCAACACCACCTGCTGTGGCTACAACAGATATGGTGCCAATCGCGCCATTACCAGATTGCATTAATTGTGAATCAAGTTGTCTCCTTAATTCATCTAATGCAGTAGCTGTTAATCTCCTAACAGCATTAGTAATAGCTTTACGATCGTTATTGGTTGACCACTGTGTTAGTTTCGTATATTCAATATTCTCTGAAACAAACACAGCAGTAAGAACGGCTTTATCCCAAGTTGGTCCTCCACCACGTCCCAAGTCTCCACCATCAGGATTAAAATATTGGAAACTTCCACCAGGACGTAATTCAAGTGGAACGCGCATTTGTCGATTACTAATTACTTCAACATCGCGCTTTTTGATATTCGCGTAAAATTTATCATCTCTTTCAAATAATACGCGAATCTTGGGAATCACACGTTCCAGTTCTAACGCTGTAACTTGCGATTCTACAACGGCCATAATTTACCTCATCTAATCTTCCATTAGAAATTCGAGAGTTTTCATTCCCGGTGGAATGTCCTTTGCATTCTTAATTTTTCCGCTATGAGATGAGGATGCGGATCGTCCTGATGGTAATGGACCTTTACGGTCAGTTTTATCTGTAGTTTCTTCATTATCGTCATCTTTAACACGTTTACCTAATCCCTTTAAGGCTTCATTTCTGGCCCTTTTAATCACTGATGGCAACAGTGTTCTAGCCTTTGAAAGATAAGCAGATCGAATTCTATCAGTTGATGTCTTACTAAAATCCTCTTGAAATGATTTTTCCCATAATTGATCTAACAAATATTTAAATCGCGAATCTTTATCTATAAGATTATTTAAAGTGTCTAATGATTCGCGAGAAGCATTTCTCTTTACATAATCAGTCATTGAATTTTTGGGATCAATATTCCCCTCAATAGTATTTTTAAGAACATTATTAATCCTACTTCCCAAGTCATCTCTAGTGGATGTAAATCTTTGAACTCTAAAATTTCTCTCCCTTATATTTAATTCATTATCTTTACTAGTAGGTTGTTGTTCATTATTAGATAATGCAGTAGGTGGAGCGAATTCGCTAGTTCCAAATACAAATTGATTTAATATAGCTGCCGCACTTTTTAATGCCTCATTTTGTGATCTATTTGATTCCTGAACCATTGATACAATAGTGCTTTTAATAGTATTAGCAAGAACATGATGATAAGCCTTTTCATCAACTCTTGCTAATGTTGGCAAATATTCATCAACAAGTCTGAAAAATGCGCGAGGATTCTCTTCTTTAACAGCTTTTAATATTGATTCTGTAGATCCAGATAATAATTCATTTTCAAACTGATCTAATGTTTCAGATTTAGTAACAGCAAGTTTAGCATCTTGAATTGTTGGTAATAATTCAGTAAACTGTTGTTCCCTATAATAAGCCTTTTCAAGATATGGAAAATCTTTAAATAGACTAGGATATTTTTTAAGTATATCTCTACGTCGCGCTGGTGTAGTTAATTCTAATTGTTCTTCGGACGGTTCTTCTAATTCTGCTTCAATCTCAGTTAATTCATCTACTTCTTCATCATCTTCATCTTTAACTTCTTCATCATCTTCTTGAATTTCTTCTTTATCTTCCTTAACTTCTTCCTTTTTAATCTTTGGCTTTAAATCAATTTCTTCTTTAGTTTCATCGTCTTCACCTAAAAATTCAATAGTATCTTCCTTACCCATAACTGGAGCAGTTCCAACAGGAGTAGGAACAGTATCAGTTGGAGCCATTAATAATGGAAATTCAAGTCTATTGGACAGTATTGACATTCTCTTCTCCAGTTATGGGTGCAGATTTCATAGACTTACCATTGGGCTTTTCAATAGGAACTGCACCTTGTTCCTCTGGAGGAGCCATTTGTTGCATTTGTTGTTGTTGAATAACCCTTAAATGTTCTTTGGCATGTAATAATACATTCTTATAACCAGAAGGATTATCTGTCTTTGTCTGACGACCAGCTTCAGAAATTAGCCACTTACGACAAATTTCAAACTCAAGATTATGATTATCAATTTCTGGATCAATTTCTATTGACGATACTTCAGTTTCCTGTGGTGGAGGTTGGCCCATCATTTGAGCTTGCATTACCATCATAGGATCGGGAGGTATAACTATGGGCTCAGAATTTAATAATAATTTAATTTCATCATACTGTTTTTCTCTATCATCCTCACCAGGAACATAAAAATCTACAAGTCCTATCGCATCACGAATTACATCTAGATTTTCAGGCGATGTAATTCCGAGAACTTGAAGTATTTCAGGATTAGAGGATTGTAACAGGGACATAACTATGTCTTTTTGTTGTGACCATGTAATTGGTAGATTCTCACTTGCTTCTAATTCTACCTTTCCAATCTTACCTTCAAGTTCTGCTTTTCGGATAAATGCATTTATAAAAGAACCATCTGAATTTCTATGAACATCCCTTTCATCTTCTTTAACCTCTTTAATATACATGGGAATAACTTTACCAAATATATTTTTCCACCAAACAATAAATATTTTCCAACTATTTTGTAATCTTTGCAACGCCTGCGCGCGTGACATCGAATACTGTGATGCAGTTTCCGATCCCTGTAATTGACCACCAAATAATGATGGTAGCGCGCCTGATACTAATTGACCCATTGATTGAATATTATCAACAAATGGTAATACTTCACCACTTAGTGAAGCAGTCTTAATATCATGAAATGCATCATTTAATGATTTACCAGATTTTGGTTTTGCAGGAAATACACCACCTGGTAATACTTCAGTTTGTCCAAATGCTTTAAAATTTAATACATCAGGATCAGCAAATGTAAGTCCTATTCCATGCTCAATAGTCTGAATAATCAGACTAATAAGATCAGTTGTAATTTCCTGAACACTTACTAAAAGAGAACCAAGAGGATCATGATGTAAATAATCTGATAATGGATTATGAGTAAGAGTCCAACAATCATCTAATGATTCGTTACAAGCATCTGCGAATTCATCATTAACTAAAACTACATTAGCACCATCAGGGAAAAGAGCTTTTAATTTTTTAGCTTCATCTTTATCTAATATATTAAATGCAGCATGACGAAGCCACGCATTTCTAACAGTTATATTATTTATTGGATATTCACCTTGATATTGGGGTGATAATCTACCCCATTGTTCATATGAATCAAATGCACCTCCCCCTCCACCTTGAATCTTTTTACCTAATTCCTTATCATGTAAATGTTCATATCGTTCAATTACATTAGCATAATGAGTTTCATAAGAATAAATTAGATATGGACAATCTGACTGTTTCCTAGCATAATTTGGAATTTTTACATTCAATCCACCATAAGCTTCTAAACAGATCCTAGCTTTTGGTTCATGAGTAATTCCAACTAGTCTAGTAACTACAAAACTTTCACGTTTAATTTCAGGATTCATTATTGCCATACATGATGGACAGATGTCCTGTTCATTCATTATTGCATCACGAAATTCAATATTTTCATTGCCAGGCATATATTCATCTTGATATTGTGTTTTATCAAAATCAATAGTCTGATCTTGTTCTATTCCTTCCATCCCTGTTTCTATTCCTTCTATATTAGGATTAAAATTCTGTTCAAAAGTTTGAAGAGGAATATTAGATTCTTCAGAAGTTAAAGTTTTATCATCAATAGTATATCCACATGAAGGACAGGAAGCTATTTCATGCTCTTCTAATTCATCCTTATATTCCTTTTTCTCATATGTTCCGTATTTCTCATCTTCTTTTGGATATGAATAACAAGCTACTAAACCCTCAGTGCAAAAAATGAAAAGTCCATGTAACCAAAGTAATGAAACATCATTATGTCTATATACAAGTTGAGCAATCTTATCACCAGCGCGTGCAGTTAATAAATCAAGAGTATTATCAGCATCATCCGGATAACACTTAATAGGAGGAACTGTAATACTTAGTGCGGCAATAATTGATTCAAGATACGCGCGAAACACATTAATTTTCTTATCATAATATGCTTGATCATTATCTTGATTTTCAATAGTAGCATCATAAATACGCCAATCATGTGCTACTTCTGAATACCATATATTCTGAAATCCCTCCCAAAATAATTTTAATCGACGCCATGTTCTTATCTGTCTTTCCCGAATGGCAGAATCTTCCTTATCAAAGTGATCTACCACTTGTTTTAATAGTCTTTGCTGTTCTTCAGTATATTTCTTATGTGACATTTAATTATTAGTCTTTAAATTCTTTTTCATAGCTTTATTAGCAGTCGCATAGAATACAGATTTTCCCTTTTCTTTACCATAAGTTTTTTTCATGGATTTCATTACTTTCTCTCCTTTTCCATGAAAATATTTACTTATTGGCATAAATTCTTTTAATTATTAATACTATTAATACTGTCGAACATCTCTGCCACCACCAGGACGAACTCTATTAAATGCTTCCCATAATGGACTAACTGTATCTCCTCCCATTATTCCAGGTGTTAATTCTGTATTGGGAGTTCCCATACCCATCATTCCTGTATTGGATTGAAATTGACTAGAGCCAGGTATATTGGGTGGAGTATAAGCTGTTCCAGAACTAGTTCCACCAGGTAATGTTGGTGAAGACATCATTGGAGGCATTACTGGAGGCATCATTTTAGACATCATATTAGGAGAAGGATTAATATTTACTGGTCCTTCTGTTTGACCGGGAGACATTATTCCTGGTTGTCCAATAGTTGAGGGTATTTGAGGACTTGGTGTAGGGCTATATCCAGTTCTACTTCCAAATACAGATCCCCCACCAGAAGGAATATTTCCAGTAATACTTCCCCCACCAGGACTAGAAAATCCTCTATTATATCTACCTAATCTTTTTCTTTGATCAAACAATGCCATATTATTTACCTCTTAATGGAATATCTGTTTTTCTTACCTTACGCATTGCTTCTCTAGTAATTGGTTCTAATTCTTGAGCGTTAGGATCAAATATACCTTTAAGATAACCCAGTGGACCTTGACCAACATGAGCAAGTTCATGAACCATTACATCATTTAAATCTTGTTTATTTTTTTCAATTAATTCACGATTAAATCTCATAGTTCCAAATGGACCAGTTACTGCATACGCTTCTGGATTACGCCATTTAGTAAATGGTCCCATTTCACCTATATTTGTAACTTTTGCACTTTCCCGAGGCATTTCTATCTGTCTCCCACTCCATGCTTTTGCAAGCGCGGGCCATCGTGTGGAAGTGCTTTCAGATATTGGATCACCTAATAATCTACGTAATAATCCTGGACTAGGCCCAGTATTAATAGTATTAACTGGTTTCTTAGATACTTCATCCCTTGGCATTTAATATTTCCTCTTCTAATTCTTCCAATTTAGTATCAGGAATTTTAGGAGTAGGAGCTTCGCTCTTTAATCTTTCAGCAATACGCCTATCATCTGCTTCTAACTGCTGTCTCTTAACAGCCCAAGGAATATGTTTTGATTGAATGGGTTTCATATCTTCAATATTAATCGGAAGAGATGGGGAATTATTTTTATTAAGTATTACATCTAATAATTTATTATTATCTATTCTTAATTTTGTAATTTCTAATTGAAGAATTTCACAAGAATTACAATGATTTAATTCACGCGCCTGTTCAATACAATCAGGACAATGTGGATTAAAAAGTCTATGGAAGAAATTCATAATTAATTACCTATGAAATTTACGAATCATTCGAGGTGTATCATCTAATTCAATACTTCTCATATTTCGATAAAATGCAGTAAAGTCCTGATCTCGTTCTACCTTTTGAATAAATATTTCCTGTTTTTGAATCCTTGAAAATTCTTCTATCGCTTCTTCAAAATATCTATCCGCAGTATCACAAGCATATCTCAATCCATCATAAGGATCATCTCCACTAAATTCTGCTACATCCTCAGCAGGTTTATCATTCTTTGGTTTATCATAACTACAGGCTTTAATAGCATTAATTACTACAGGACAACAAGATGGATGACCTTCATGATTTCCTTCATCATTACATTTAAAAATTTGTAATTTAGGAATGTTAGTTTCTTCAACTGGTGGATCAAATAATGATAAATATGATTTATATTCTATTAATCCTCTATTTCGTAATAACCATCGCGCGTGTTCTTCATTATACATTGGAATTTCATTAGATGAAATGACAGGTCTCTGCTTCCATCTTAGATATTCATGAAGTAACATTTTACCAGCTACTCGACTACCAGGATTATTATTAGTTAACTCAATTGGTCTACCAATACTTGATTCAATTTGTTCTTGAATAGTATGTTCTTGGCCCCTGTCTTGTCCAGATGATTTACAAAATTTAATTTTACGAGGATTTTCTCTTTCAATGAAATCTTTTAATACTGGAGCCCATTCCGCAATCTTAGTTTTAATCCAATATAATTCTCTATATAAATATAATCTCTTTGATGGAGATATTGCAAAAAATCCTAACCACGTCATGGCCGCAAAGCCCCAATCACCTATTACAATGCGAGGCCACCATGATGGTATGTCAAATGGTTCAATTACATGTAATGCGTTTTCTGGTTCATCTGGATATTTATGATCTCTAAATTCATCAAATACTTGTCCAAGATATGCAGACCAATCACCAAATTTCTTAGCTTTTCTTTCCGCTTCCGGGCGTCCATCTAATGATTGAGAATATGA